GGCTATTGGCAGGTATACTGCTCAACGTGCGGGCATTGGCATTAACGCTGGTAGAATACGCGGAGTCAACGCAAAAATACGTGGCGGAGAAGTGGCGCACACTGGTATCGTTCCTTTCCTAAAGAAGTTTGAAAGCACAGTACGTTGTTGTACACAAAATGGTGTGCGTGGCGGTTCAGCTACTACACACTTCCCGTTCTGGCATCAAGAGATTGAAGACATCCTTGTGCTAAAGAATAACAAAGGCACAGAAGACAACCGTGTACGTAAGTTAGATTATTCAATTCAGCTTAACCTAACTATGTACCAAAGACTATTAAGCGGTGGCAATATTACTCTTTTCTCGCCACACGATGTTCCAGATTTATACGAAGCGTACTTTGGTGATCCAGAAGTATTCCAAGAGCTATATGAAAAATACGAACGTGCTACAAGTATTAAGAAAAAGACTATACCTGCAATGGAACTGTTCTCTGCGTTGATCAAAGAACGTGCAGAAACAGGACGTATATACATTATGAATGTTGATCACTGTAATACACACAGTTCATTCAAAGATAAAGTTTATATGAGTAACCTGTGCCAAGAAATTACACTACCAACTAAGCCGCTTAGTCACATTGATGACGAAGAAGGCGAAATTGCGTTATGTATTCTTAGTGCTATTAACGTAGGCACATTACGTTCATTAGACGACTTAGAGGAGCTCTGTGAGCTTGCAGTACGTGCTTTAGAAGAGATCATTGACTACCAACGGTATCCTATCAAGGCAGCAGAAATTAGTACAAAAGCAAGACGCAGTTTAGGTGTAGGCTACATTGGTCTAGCACACTATCTAGCACGTCAACACGCAAAGTATGAAGACGGAACTGCTTGGCAACTTGTACACGATTTGTCAGAAGCGTTTCAGTATTACTTGTTAAAGGCCAGCAACAAACTTGCACAAGAACGTGGTGCCTGTGAATACTTTAGTCGTACTAAATACGCAGACGGCATCCTTCCTATTGATACATACAAGAAGGAAGTTGATACTATTGTGGAGAACAAGTTAAACTATGATTGGGATAATTTACGATCTGACATCAAGGAGCACGGACTTAGGCACAGCACATTGTCCGCACAAATGCCTTCGGAGAGCAGTTCCGTTGTGTCGAACGCAACAAACGGAATTGAACCACCCAGAGGCTACTTGTCCGTTAAGAAGAGCAAAAAAGGGCCTCTTAAGCAGATTGTTCCACAGTATCAAACGCTAAAGAATCACTATACATTGTTATGGGATATGCCTAGTAACACAGGATATATTAATACAGTAGCAGTGATGCAAAAGTTCTTTGACCAAGCAATTAGTGGCAACTGGAGTTATAATCCTACGCACTTTGCTGACAATGAAGTGCCAATGAGTCAAATGATAAACGACTTGCTTACAACTTATAAGTTAGGTTGGAAGACTAGTTACTATCAAAACACTTACGATTACAAAACTGATCCAAGTGAAATTGAAGATGAAAAGCCATTAGAATCACTAGCACCTAGTGAAATGGATATGGATGAAGAAGAGTGTGAAGCTTGCAACATCTAACAAAATAAAGGTTGACATAGTATGATAAGTACGTTATATTAAATAGAAGAGATACATAGGAAGAAGAGAATGGCAAAGACCGTATTCAATAAAGAAAAAGTAGATTTTACAAAACAAAATATGTTCTTCGGAGCAGATCAAAATACACAGCGTTATGATGTATTTAAGTTTCCAGTGTTTGATAAATTAAATCAAACTATGCTTGGATACTTTTGGAGACCAGAAGAAGTAAGTCTACAAAAAGACAGAGCCGACTTTGCTAACTTCCGCCCTGAGCAGAAGCATATCTTTACTTCCAATTTGAAATATCAAACACTACTTGACAGTGTTCAAGGACGTGGTCCGTGTCTAGCATTTTTGCCACACGTATCCCTACCTGAACTAGAAGGATGTATTGTTACTTGGGACTTCTTTGAAACAATCCATTCACGTAGTTATACACACATTATGAAGAATGTGTATGCTGATCCTTCAGAAGTATTTGACACTATTTTAGATGACGAAAAGATTATTGCTAGAGCAACAAGTGTAACTAAACATTACGATGCATTTACAGAAGCAGCCGATGCTTACAATCACCGCGGTGAAGGTGATATGCGCGAAGTTAAGAAGAAACTATATCTTGCTATGCAAACTGTAAACATTCTAGAAGGCTTGCGTTTTTATGTAAGTTTTGCTTGCACGTTTGCATTTGGCGAATTAAAACTAATGGAAGGGTCTGCAAAGATTATTTCATTAATTGCTCGTGATGAAGCACAACACCTAGCACTAAGCACACACGTATTGAAGTTGTGGGCAAATGGCAAAGACGATCCAGAGATGGCAAAGATTGCTAAAGAGTGCAAAGAAGAAGTTTATGACTTATGGCGTGAATGTGTTGCAGAAGAAAAAGACTGGGCAGACTATCTATTTAAAGACGGATCAATGATCGGACTTAATGATAAACTGTTACATCAGTATGTAGAATACATTGCAAATAGACGACTTAAAGCGTTGGGCTTGGATGCTATATTTGATGCACCAGTTAATACTAATCCTCTACCGTGGACACAACATTGGTTATCAAGCTCAGGCTTACAAGTTGCTCCGCAAGAGACAGAAGTAGAATCTTACATTGTCGGCGGTATCAAACAAGATGTGTCAACTGACAGTCTTAAAGGATTTAGTTTATAATGTACGTGCCGTGGTTTAAAAAACCGGAGAAAGTTTTACAAGTAGTAAACCTATCACCGAGCGAATCGTGGATAGAAAAATTAACAGAAATACATCCAATGCGACAAGTGTTTTGGGCTTCAATAATACAGATTTCTGTATTTGGGTTTATGCTATTGTCGTTTTGGTTAATTAATGGAGTAGTAGGTTTATGATAGAAATTTACGGAAAGCCACAGTGTCCCTTCTGCGATAGAGCAAAGGCACTTTGTGAGCAAAGAGAATTAGAATACACATACAAACAACTTGGTACAGACTTTACCCGTGAGGAAGTACTAGAGATGTTCCCCGGAGCACGTACCTTTCCACAAATAAAAGTACACGGTACAAGCATTGGCGGATACGATAAACTAGGTACATACCTAGAAGAAACTAACTACAACGGGACAGGACACTCACTATAATGTTAATTGAAGCACCTTATAAAATCGGGGACGTTGTGTCTCTAAAATTAAGTTCAGGCGAAGAGATACTTGGACGCCTGGAATCAGAAGATACTAACAACTACACACTTAAAAAGCCAATGGTACTTATTGCACAAGAGAAAGGATTAGGACTTGCTCCTTTTATGTTCTCAGTGTCGCCAGATGGTAAATTTGTTATGAAAGCAAATGCAGTAAGTTGTATTGCTAAGACTGAACCAGAGATTGGTAAACAGTATACGTCACAGACAAGCGGAATTGCTTTAGTTTAACAACACAGTTAGTCCGATAAATACTACAAAGGATTGTAGTATGATTAGACGTGGCGCACCATTTGATTTAAATAACTTCTTTAATATTCCAGTAATTGATGCTGGGGAATTTAATCCAGGGAATGTATTAAAACTATCGAGACTCGACGGTCAAGCGTTTAATGGTACGCCAGCAAATTACTTTGACGGTGGTACTATACCGTTAGCAGGTACAGCATCATACGATCCAAGCATTACATACGGACCAGACAGTCCGCTAATAGAGGATTAATAGATGCCAGATCCAGAACACGGTAGTATACTTGTTAGGCGTGGGCCAACAGCTGATAGAAAAACTTTTACGCCACTTAATGGCGAAGTCATCTATGATACCGAAAACGATCAATTATATATAGGTGATAGCGAAACAGCAGGGGGGAAGCCTGCATTTGGCGATAAAATAAAAGTCGATGATGAAGGCAATCTAACAGAACTAACTTTACAAGGCACAGCGGAAAGACCTAGCGCATCAAGTGGCCTTTTTAGATATAACACAGCAACACAAAGTTTAGAATATTCAGATGGCTCAGATTATTATCTAGTAGCAAGCACACCTTTTCAAACAAGCACTAATGTATTATTTGTTTCCCCTAACGGACGTGATGATAATATATTTGGAGTTAAAAGAGGACGTACTCCAGGAACAGCATTTGCCAGTATAAACGCTGCCTGTAGAGAAGCTGAACGTGTAATTAGTAGAGCTTCAAAAGGATTAGGTCCATATCAAAAATGGATCACATACGATAGCCAAGTAGCACAACAACGTTCGTATATTGTATCAATTGGCGATGTTGATGATTTTAAAGATATTGCAGTATTCAAAGGTGCTAGTGAATTAGATGCTCGAACTGAACTTCGCAGTGGGTTTAGAGTAATTGGTCAAACTAGCGGCGCTGTAGGTATCATTGAAGAATATAATGTTAATGCAGGTCAAACTGCTGATCAGTTAATTATAAAAGTCGAAGAAGGCACATTTGTAACCAACGAACAATTAAAGTTTGGCAATCCAATCCCAGGTGTTCCTTACAGTGAGTACCGCGCATCTGGAACAGAATATCCCGAAATAACAATTAGAGTTGAAAGTGGCGTTTACTTTGAACACTTTCCAATTAAGGTACCGAACAATACTTCAATCAAAGGTGACGAATTTAGACGTAGTATTATAAGACCTCGTCCTGGAGCAAGTGCTAGTCCGTGGTCAAATATAAGATTTAAGCGTGGAGCAGAACATCTTGGATTAGATCCAAATGTAGTAGGTGCTAATCCTTTTGGTGCTCATTATCTAGCTGATCGTACAAATAATGTTTATACATATGCTGTTAATCCCGGTGACTATGACGAAGCATACAAAACATTGTCTA